AATCTCATAAGCAGACAGCCCATCATCTCCGTCAGCACCTTTCAGAGAAGCGAGCCATTGTTCCTCTGTCTTTACGGGAGAATCGGAGGTCGTTTCTACATAAATCTCATAAGCAGACAGCCCATCATCTCCGTCAGCACCTTTCAGAGAAGCGAGCCATGCGGTTTCATCTCCAACAAACCCTTCTTTTACCGCAATCTCATAAGCAGACAGCCCATCATCTCCTTGAGGTCCAGGGGGACCGCCTGTTTCTTCAAGATATTGCACCCGACCATCAAGGTCATTTATACCCAAAGTCTCAAGGGCGTCTTCTTTTGTTAGACCCTTTATCTCTTGGGCAATCTCAACTGCGATTAGGTCGCTGTCACCAAGCGTCTTAGTCTTGCTCCGCTCGGCGAGTGTTTTTACATCATCAAATGTTACTGGTATTTTAGGCATTATTCTCTCCTCACCCATCGTGGGTTCGTTATCATTCCGTCGTTGCCACCGACAATATCATGGGCTATTACACCACCATCATCTAGCGGATAATGGGCAATCAGCCCTGATGTTACGTCAAGTCCGTTATAATCGTCTTGGATTTCCTGCAACGTCAAAGCTCGCCAATAAATCTTTACATCGGCAATCAGCCCATTAAACCACTCGTCTGTTCTTTGCGGTCTAGCTCCAATTGTCGTAGGCTTGCTTGGGCGGAGGGTGTTCTTATACGCTACCAACGCTCCATTGACGTACAGGTTTGTTGTCGCTTCATCGTTGGAGCTTGCAACCTGCACCCAACTCTCGGTGGGTATCTGTGACGGTGCTGTGACGCCCGAATCATAAGCCTGCAATTTGCCATTCGCCAAAATAAGCGGATATTGCTCCCCTCCTTCCCCTGTGACTATGTCCTCATAGGGATTAAAGCCGACCTCGTGGTAAACCCTCGCAATCACTGTCCAAGTGGGCAACAAAGAAAGGCTCGGAATGTCGACAAAGGTGTTTGTAAAGAGTAGTGATAAATCGTAATCTTGAACCTCTCGCTCTCGCACCTCGACCTCCACTTCGTTGC